CCATCGCCCTGCTTGAGATTGAGACTCAGCAGGGGGTGGAGAACTGGACTCCCACCATCGCACGGCTCAAGGAGGTTCTTGCCGAAGAGGAGGCAAAGAATTCTCTCCAGACCGCTTGACAAGCACGAACCAATCGGGTACAATACTCCCATGACGATCACGAAGACCAACTACACCGTCTGCTACACCGCTGAAGGTCACATCGACTCGACTCTTCTTCAGGAGGAGTGCCGAATTCTGACTGGATCGTGGGCAGGAAATGTCAATCGGCACGATGATCCTGCCGATACGACCTTCACGATCAGCGACATCGTGGAGGACGGCATCGACAAGGAGAGTTATTTCGACCAGATCGCGGTCGATCTCTCTCGCTACCTTGGAGTCAAGGTGACTCGCAACGAAATCATCATCGAAGACTGAACCCAGTCAGACGCAAAATCCATGCCAAGCCCCCAATGGGAGAGGGGGGCTTGGTGTGGTTATTTGACGACACTATCAACATTTGATGGCACTATCAGCAGTCGGCGCACTATCACCACCCCCCTAGAGTTCGGGAGAGTAGCGATCTCGTTCGGTATCCAGGTAGTCCCTGGCATCGGCCATGGGATCGTACTGCTTTCTCTGAAAAAGATTCCAAACAAACTCAACAACCGCAGGGTCTTCGCAGTAGATGCGAGAGTGAATTCCCTTCTCGCTGTAGTAGTCATCGAACCACCCGTAGTGAAACTGAATGCCGCCCTCAAGCCGATGAGTGGCGAGGCCGACATAGCGGGTGTAGCCAAGAAAATCAGCGAGATCGGAGAGTTGGGCGAACTCATGGATTTCGATCCCTTCGCGGCTGAAAGCCCCGTCGATGGCTCCTTCGGGATCATCTCCATGACCGATCTCCATGCCAAGATCGTCCGTCATGTTGTAGGTGCATTCAAACTGGTGAAAACGAACCTGAATGGGGGTCTTGATGTCCATAGGCGTATCCTATGATAAACTTCGATGGTTGTCTAGGGAAAAATCTAGAAAAATCTTTGCACTATCATCGCAAACGCAAAAACCCCCGGTGGGTTGCACCGGGGGTCTTGCCGCCGTTGGTCACTCCGCGTTGGCGAAACAGAGGCCGAAGTCTCCGTTGAGCAGCGAAGCGATTCCGTCCCAGTCGATCTCCTTGTCGTCCAGCCACACGCCATCCGGGGTCGCGGAGGTGTTGCCATCGTGGAAGATCTTGTTGCAGATCGAAGCGATCTCGTCACCGCTCACGCCCTCTCCCCGGTAGGGGCGAAGGTACGACTTGAGGGTGTTGTACTTGTCCTCGTCATTGTAGAGCCACAGGACGATATTCCAAGTCTCGTAGTTCTTGTAGCCGTTGTAGTCCATGCGTTTCCTTCTGTTGCGGGAGGGGGTTGTCGCCCCCTCCCTGTTGCGTGTCACCTCGCCAAGATCACCAGTTCTCGTCGCCCTCAAGGTCGCGGAGAATCTGATCCGCGACATCGGACGGCGACAACTCACGCCGCATCGCATCATCGCGGGATTCGACACCCATGCTCTCCCCCGGAGTCAGCGTGATGCCGTAGGACTTGGCGAGCCGATGACGGACATTGCCAAGCATCATCAGAAGCGCGTTCTGCACCGCAGGCGGGGGCAACTCGCCACGCATCTCGACCATGGTCATCGTCAGACCAACGAGGTCGATGGCCTGAATCATCTCAACCGTATCTGCCTTCGTCAAACCGTTCTGCATCTGTCAACTCCTTGTCGGAGGGTTTGGACGGTATCGACCGTCCTTTGGGTTCGGGGATTCTACCAAAGTCTTCCATGCTTGTCTAGTCGATTGTCTCATTATTGTGCGAACGCATAACCAACTGTTTCCTTTGCACTATCAGCGGGTTCACTATCAGCCCACCCCCCGCTTGCGCGGAGGGGGGCTGTCCGGATTACCCGTCGATCAGGGCGTTGTCGAGGGTGATGACGCTGACGGGTTCAAAGTCCCGTGCATCACCACCGCTCGCAACCGTCTTCTCGTACTGGTCGTGCGGAATCACCTGAATCGTGCATCCGGAGATGTCGGTGAAAGTTTCACCGTCATTCAGCACGACAACAACAACGAACTTGTTCGGTTCCATGCGGTCCTCCTTGGTCAGTCGTCCAGATCCCAGTCGTCATCCCCGTCCTCGTCCCACTCCGAAGAGTAGGGGCGAAGATCGTCCTCGTCGTCAATCACCTCGTCCTCTTCGTAGAGGGCATCGTCATCCCCGATGTCCTCAAGGTCATCGGTGTCGATGTCGAGCGGATCAGCGAACTCGTCAGCCTGTGGCCCAATGTCGAAATCGTCAAACTCGTCCATGACTTGCTCCTGCCCTGTCGAGGGCTGTTGGTGAGGGGATTCTACAACCGTTTGAAATGGTTGTCTAGATGGTTTGTCGATTATTTTGCGTATGCAGATGGATTTACTGGGCACTATCAGCAATGCATTGCTGATAGTGTATTCATGAATAAACGAAAGGGGGTGGAGCCGAAACCCCACCCCCATCCGTTCAGTGGCCGAGGAGCCAGTCGTAGGTCTTCGCGTCGAGCGAAGCGACCGTCTTGTTCTCCGAGTCGAAGCCGAGAAGAAGCCCGTGACCGTAGATCACGGTTCCGGTCATCAGCGTGAGCCGGATGTTGATGTCCTCCTCCGACTGGTTGATCGGCCTCTCCGACACCCAGATGCACTGGTTACCCGAAGGCGAGACGATGACCATGCCGTCACCCGCCATGATCGCGGTGTTCATCTCGTCAACGAGGACGAGATCGTTCTTGGCCTCGAACCGGGACGCGCCGTTGTCCGGGTTCTTGTGGACGAAGAGGCCAACCACCGTACCGACCTTGCTCTTGCTCTTGACCGACATGACTGACTCCTTTGAGGAGGGTTTGAGCGGTATCGACCGCTCTTTGGATACGCGAATAGTATCCGAAGCGAGGATTCTAGTCTACCCTCTTGAAAGGAAATCTAGAGAAATACATCAGTTCACTATCAGCAGCGTGCTGCTGATAGTGCATATACGGCCAAAGGAAAGCGGAGGGCCGAAGCCCCCCGCCTTCCCGTCATGCGCTCGTCAGTCCGGGCGACCCCGGACGATGATCCAAATTGCGGCCTGCGCTTCGCGGGGCGTCATGTCGAAGTTCCGGGCCGTGATCGCAACCGCAGTCGCAATCTGATGGTACTGCTTACGGGTGCAGGACTTGCGACCGAGAACCTTCAGCATCCAGGTGTCGATCACCACGGCCTCCGAGTCGCCCGCAATCGCGCGAGCGAACTCGAAAGTCTTCGGCCCGGTGAGCGCATCGTAGCCGATCCGGCTGGCCAGTTCCGCGCGCCGGATGTTCCGTCCGAGTCCGCGAATCGGTGCGCCCATCGCGAACGCGAGAGCCTTCGCCTTATTCGATTCCCACCGCTCGCGAGGGGAAAGGGCCGAGATCACCGATGCTGCGGTCGCAAGATTCCAGTCGGTGCGAATCGCGCAGAGTCCGTGGGCGAAGGTAGTCGCACCCGAGTACCACGATTCTGCGGACGCACGAATCTCGGGCGTGATGCGAGAGAGGACTTCCGAATACTTGCCAACCATGTCCGAGATGTCGAGAGTGAAGCGCATGACGATTCTCCAAAGTGTCGGAACCATTTCCGACACGCGAAGTGTATAGGCGACACGCACGCTTGTCTATACCTTCGGACGATATTCTCGCAGGATCGTACAGATTCTGTCGGCACTATCAGCAGCTGCTGCTGATAGTGAAGGCGAAAGAAATCGGAGGGGGGCCGAAGCCCCCTCTCCTAGTCATGCGCTGAGTGATCCGAGAGTCGCGTTGAAGACGATGTGCTCGTCACCCGTTTCCAGGTTGCGAATCGTCACCTTCACGGTATCCGAGTCGCCGCCTCCCCGGTCGATCATCCGGGTTTCAACGGCAAACTTCCAGTTCTTCACGCGGACGCTCGCCGCGTCATGGGCGCGAGCGGTGGGCACGGTGCGCCGTGCCGATTCTGTTATTTCGCAGTAGAGTTTGGACATGGGTTCCTCTTTCGTGGGTTGCGGGGGCGGTCGCATCGCCCCCGGTTCGGGTCACTCGCCGGAGATTCCCCCGGTCCCGTCTTCCTTCCTCCGGTTCCGGTCGCACTCCCGCGACTTGTTGCGAGTGCGGGGAGCGCGGTCGATCCGGGTGAAGACGGACTGACCATGAACCCGGTAGCGGCATCCACCGACAATCTGAATCCGCTCCCCGGCGAGAGCGTAAATCGACGCAAGCGCATCGCGCTCGTTGCGCGCGCCGACCGTTCCGGAGGACAGGCACATCGGCTTGTGCGAATGCAGCACAGTGTACTCGAACACCTTCACGGGAGAAGTCACCGTGACCGTAGCCGGGGCCGAAGCCGGGGCCGAGAAGAGGGACAGAACGAACCGAACGAACTTCCGAAGCATAGAACCTCCAAGGTTGCTTCACTCGCCTAGCCCCCACACCGGGGGCCGTTGGGTGAAGTATACGCTACGCTTGTGGGCTTGTCGATACCTTCGGACGATATTTCGTGATAAATATTTCACCCGAAATCTGAAAGTGGCGTGGGGTGCACTATCATAGATGCTGATAGTGCAACCATATCAATAAACTGACCTCCCCGTACTGCTCGGGGAGGTCGTTTGGTGAATCCCGGCACCGAGCCGGGATGATTTGGAGTTTACTTGACGCGAATGATGATGCCGCCCTTGACGGTGCAAGTGGCGTACCATGTGTGGGGCTGGGGGTAATGCGGCCCCTCAATGCAGACGGTGCCGTCCGGGATCGACCCGTCCCCAAAGGGACCGGGCTGGAATGCCGTGACGGGGGCACCGCGCCCCTCGGCGTGGGCCTGAACGGCCTCACGAAGTGCTTTCTTCGTCTTGAAGTTGCGATCAGAATATGCCATTTCGATTCTCCAAATGTGTCGGCACCATTACCGACAGGGGAAAGATATCAAAGCCTTGCGGCGTAGTCTAGCGAAACTTCGGATATTTGGCGAAATCGTTGGGCACTATCATCTTTCCGGCGACAGCGAGATGTCACGCCAAAAAGGTGTCACAATACAGTAAAAACAGCGTTTGGGTTCCCATGTGTCGCTAGGAGCTAGCTCCCCAACACCTCAGACCCCCCCTACCCCTCTTACTCTTCATGGGACTCCCAGAACTCAAAAATTTTTTCTACATAAAAAAATGCCCTATTAGTGTTTTTCTAAATAATGATATGAAAAACAATATACTTGAATCCTGGAAGAAATACAGACAAAAATACCGTGAATTCGATCCCATTCGCCAAAGGGGAGAGAATATTCTTCAGGGAAAGAAATATGGTAGAGTTGGTAGATTTCCCGTTGAAAGCCGAAAAAAGAATATCCTGAGCAATCTTAAAATGGCAGTGAAGGCCATATCCGGTAACTATGGTGGCCCTCTTCCACCTTTTCCAGCAAAAGGTGAGAGAAGAAAAATTAGGCTTCTACAGGCTATATCCAAGAAGTTCGGTGGAACTACCGATCTAACCCCGGAACAGAAGAATTCAGAGTTATTTCAATCTGCCATCAAAAACAGCACGAAAACAATGAGACGTAATATGAATTTAAATGATGGCTCAAATAGTCCAAGAACAACTCATGCCATACGAGCTGTTGCGTTTGCAAGAGACAACATGCCAGGATCAAAAACACGTGAAAATAGAAGAAGGGAACAGTATGGAAAGAAACTGGATTCGATGGCCCTCAGATACTATGACAAACTAACCTTTGGTCAGGGGAATCTATCTCACACTGGGCCATTTGAGGAAAGGCTTGATGTATTTAAGCCACATTCGCAGAACTGACATGAAATCCTTTAAAACATATCTTATGGAAAGTCGTCCAAAGGGACAGAAGCGATACGCAAGAGATACAGCCAAGTTGGAAAAGAGGCTTGATGCAATGTACGAGCGTGGTGCTTCACAGAAGAAGCTCGACCGTGCAGAGATGAGACTTGCAAAGCGAACCAACGAAGGAGAGTTCGATGTCGAGGATGTGAATATTCACACAACTCATGGTCAACTAGGTGTTCCTGTCGCAAACGAGGATGATCCAAAAGTCATGTCTCTTGACGAACTGATGCGCGAAAAGGCCAGCAAGATCTATACCCATGGACATACGCATGCGATGGTTGGACAGGAGATTCGAAATTCTCTTGTGGATCTTCATGTTCCTACGAAGCCATATGAAGGAGTGACCGATCATGAGATCGGACAGGAAGCCCAACGTCTTTTTGACCGAAGGCAGAATTTGATTGCAAGCATAAAGAAGAGAAGAATGAGATGAAGTTACCTACAAAAGCCTGGATACACAAGAGCGGAAAGATCGTAGAAATACCAGATGATAATTTTCTATCGGAGGATCATGGAGTCTATGCAGCCCAGCATCCCGAAAAATTCGGCATGACGAGGGATGAAATGAAATCCGAGATGGGAAGCGACAGAGAATACTACCAGATGTATTCTGGAAAAAAGGCATGGTCCCCTTCGTTGAACAAGGTTTTGAATGATCGTGGATACATGAGAATGAGCCGTAGCGTAGAGAAATTCGATGATGGGTCAAAGCATCACAACATCATGATATCGCATGAAAGCAGCGGAGCGCATCCACACGATTTCATCGAACCACTCAGAATGATCAAGCCACACCTTGAGGGTCTGGAACAAAACCACTCCTTCAGCGTGATGCTCAGTGGGTTCAAGCCGGATAAAAAAGAAAGAAATCAGCACCTGGAACAGAGTGGTATTCCTGCACCCGCACAAGATCATATTGGATTTGGGGATATCAACAAGATCAACAAGTACATCGGTGAAACCGGTGGCAAGGTGTCGCGTGAGCCAGAGAAGGCTGCATCGGTTCCTTCCTCGACCGAACTTCGCGCTGCAATCGGTCCAAAACCAGAGACAATGACTGGTGCCGAATACAACTTCTACAGGACAATCGGTGATTCATACGAGCCATGCAAATTCAATGCTCTTCTTGAGAAGATCGGAAAGTGCAAGAAAAGAAAAAAAATGTTGTATGAGGCTGGTGGAAAGAAAATTCTTGGTGCTAATCCACTGCAAATGACAACCCGTGGCCTCGTTCGTCATCTGAATAGATGGGCTAATTTCATTGATGTCGGCAGAGGAGCCAAACATATAATCATAAAAGCCAAAAATACAGGTGAAACAATCCATAGAATGACTTCCGGTGATGTGGGTCCAAGAGCTGCAATCGATGTATTGACAAGCGTTAGAAATCATCTAAAATCAATTGGAGCCTACAAGGAAGAAAAACGAGAATCCAAGGGAACCGTCCAGAGAAGACAAAATGTTGAAGTGGGAAAGGAAACCACATCGGCAATACCGGAAAGAACCCCAGAGGAAATTTCCGCTAGAAGAGAGAAATTGATGGGATTAGTGAAGGAAAGGCTGGGATCGAAGAAAAGAGCAAGAATCGAAAGAAAGATCGAAAAGCTAGGATCTCAGATGAATCAGAGTAGTTAACTGAGATATTATTGTCCCTTATCCCAGACAAAGAAATTATAATGCCAATTTGAATCGTGTCAAGTGAAAAATATAAATATTTTTATGAAATTTAATTTAATTCTTTCTTCGCTATTGTTGTCAGCGATATTATGTTCAAAAGCTAATTCGGACACCATTGTTCTTCCAGTGGACGATATTCTGTTTGAAATTCCCGATTTTGAGCCACCGAAGATGAATCTTGGTGGATTCAAGGAAAAGAACATCGAAGAAAAGAAAAAAACAAGAAAGAATGATATTCGAAACGATATTGTTCGAATTGCAAGAATAGAATATCCAAATGCTAGAAAGATAGAGATAATAAGAGGAAAGCTGGTAATCTTAAAATGAAATCATTCAAGAATTACATCAAGGAAGCAATGAAAGTCGATATATCCGGAACTGGATCTCCAGTTCGTCCTTTGTCTTCTGTTAGACCGTTGCCACCATCAGTAATACAATCATTATCACAGAGTTCACAACCGTCACAGCCTTCACAACAGGAAATAGATGCAGAAAATGCTGAAAGAAAAGCATGGGAACAAAAAAATCCATATGAAGCAAAAGTCTTTGCCGAAGAGGAAAGACTTGCCAATGAATCATCCGCAAAAAGAAAACAAGAATGGGAAAAACAGCAGGCTGAAAGAAAGCAATGGTGGTCAAATCCACAAAATGAAAGAAAAGCCATTGAGTGGGATGCTAGAAATCCAAGACCAGAATCCGGATATGCATTGATTCAATGGCAACAAAAGCGAGTTGAAGCTGGAATAATGGACAGAGAACAAAAGGAATTCACAGATATTTCAGCCAAACAACTATCTAAACCATGGAAACCAAAGCCATATAAACCACGTCCATACATGTGAATATACTAATAAAGGATATATCAAATGAAACTATTCTCAACCATGCTAGAAGGTGTTCTGAGGGCAAGAAGGCTACAGATTGCTTCGACTAAAAAAAGAACACGCATAGCTCAACTTCAGTCACAAGCAGAGAATCCAGGTGTTTTTCGAGATATTGCCAATCTATTCAGAAAAACAGAAAGACAAAGAACACTGGAATCCGATCTTGAAAAAGCCAAGGGCACACAGCCGGGTCTTGATACCGCAAAATCGTCTGCAATAGCAAAAGTTGATCGATCTATTATCAATAGATTTAAGAAAAAAGATATGTCTTCGCAGGCAAATAGTCTTAGAACGGCTGTTGGGCTGACAAATACGATAAACCGTCACCAAGAAGCCCTGAAAACTGAGACAAATCCACAGACAATTCAAACATTGCATGCAAAAATTGCAAATGCGCAAAGAAATCTGCAAAGACCAACATGAAAAGAAGACTGAAAACATTCAAAGAATGGGTCGAATTGCCATATAAGTACGCCGGTGATGTTTCGGATCCATCATTTTTTCCGAAAAATCAAAAATCGATCAAAAAAATGATAAAAAAATTAAATAAAATATATTTTTCTGGAAAAAAATCATGAAAACATTTAAAAATTTTCTATTTGAGGAGAATAAGATAAAACCAGTTTCTCCAGCAAGGCAAATTCCATCAAAACTTCCTCCAAAATCACCAAATATCGGTAAAAATACAAAAAAACAAGAAGAAAAACCAAAAACACCAGAAAAAAAATCGGATAGATTTGAAAAATCTCCGGATCTTGGACCAAAACCATACACAAGGAGAGGAAAATGATAACATTCAAGCAATTTCTAACAGAAAAAATCATGAAATCCGGTAAAAACTGGGTTGTGACAAGCAGCAGTGGGGATAAAGTTCTTGGAAAGCACAAATCAAAGAAAAAAGCACTTGCTCAACTAGCTGCCGTGGAGATAAGCAAGAAGCAAAGAGGCGAATGATCTTGACAGAAGTGAAATTTTTTCATATAATTGGAGACAATCATGATCAAAGGCAACGAAATTACAAGAGATAGTCTGATTGAACATCTATCACGTGGATTTTGCAAGGTACAGTTTCGAAAGCAGACGGACGGACGATTTCGTTCAATGGTCTGTACATTGAATCCAAAGGAAATTCCTGGAAAATATGCGAAAGGAATTGCAAAATCAATCGGAGAATCGGAAAATCCAAGTATTTTACCGGTTTTTGACGTAGTTGCAAGGGATTGGAGATCATTTCATATTCCAAATGTTCTATATTTCTACACGGAAGATGAAATGCGGGGAAATAGAAGCAATAAAAGTGAAGAAAAAGGAGTAAATAATGCCAAACGCACCACAGATCGACGTAAAGCGGAAGCACAGAAAGCGAAAAGAAAGAATTAAGAGAAATAATCAAGAGCAAATTCTAAAATTTGCCAAGAAAAAGACAATCCAGCGTCTTCATGAAGAAGGAAGACTACCGAAGATTGCGATGGGAAGGCTCTAAGCCTCCCATTTTTTTATAAATATTGTCATGAAAACATTCTTACAATACATCGCTGAACAATCGGAAGACTCAAGAGCTGATATCAATATTCCATATAAGACTCCTGAAGATATTTCTCAGATTATGAGTCAACGCGGTGGAGAATCAAGTGAACCTGGATCTCCTGCTGTACAAAAAATGACTCGCTCTGAACAAAATCAAAAAAGAAATAAAACAAAGAGAATGAAAACAAGAGAGAGGAAGGAGTCTGGAATATTATCTGGTCAAGTAAACACAGCCGGTAAAATGACCATGAGAGATATAGCAAAACAAATGGGCGTTCATCATACTTTGATTGGTCAAATAGAAGATTCTGCATTTAAAAAGTTGATGGCTGGAATAAATCAAATGCAAAGCGATCCAGCAATGTTACAAGCATGGCTTGATGTCAACAAGTCCAGAAATGTAGGAAAAAGAAAAGTTGGCGAAATATGAAAACATTTAGACAGTTAATATTGGAAGCAACAGGTCTTCGAAGAGCGAAAAGACTCCCAAGCAAGATCAAAGAAAGAGCTTTGACTAAATTTGCATTGAAACAGGGTGTTCGTGCAGCTGCAAAAGTTGGCTCTGGAACTGTCGTACCTCCAGTAGATGGTGTCGGAGGAAAAGTATCATCGTCTGAAGCAATTCTCGCACAATTCGGTGCAAATGTATTTCAAGATCCAAAGACAGGGGAATATTCTAAATCTAAGTGGACTCCAACTGAGGATATGGCTTTAACCGGAAAAATGAGCTTAGATCCAAAACTGACTAGTATAATAAGAAATACATTTGTTCAGAGAATAAAACAAAGATCAGCATTGGGAAGCAGCCACAACTATTGATTGATTTTTTGATATACTCTGGTATAATGGTGGTATGAACATCTTTGTCGTTGATAATGATTCAAGAATTGCAGCAAGGCAACTTTGTGACAAGCATGTTGTCAAGATGATCGTGGAAGGCTGTCAGATGCTGTCCACAATTCATCGGATGAATTCCAGTCACGTGATTTATGCTCCAGTTGAACTGTACAAGAAGTCTTTTGAGAATCACCCATGCACCATCTGGGCTAGGAATAGTGTTGACAACTACATGTGGCTTGCGGAGCATACTCATGAACTATCACTGGAATACACCAGACGTTATGGAAGGACGCACAAGGCTCATGGAATGACCGTCTGGTTTCTGGGCCATATCCCCAACGGAATCAGCAGAACGCCTCTTACGCCATTTGCGCAGGCAATGCCGGATCAATACAAGGATGTTGATGCGGTCCAGGCATATAGAAACTACTATATTCATGAAAAGGCAAGATTTGCCAAGTGGAAGCACACTGAACCCCCGGATTGGTTTGTAGAAGGAGTAAATAATGTGTCAATGCAAGTATTGTCAGCGTGAATTCAATCAGAAGGCAAAGAAGGGCTGCAATGTATGTGGCTCATGTGATACCACTAAGCGTAGGTGGGAATCGCGCATCGAACTCATTGGAATGATGGGCGGAAAGTGCACCCGCTGTGGTTTTTCCGGTAATCCTGCTTCCCTACAGTTTCACCATGTGAATCCTGCGGATAAGAAGTATGCTCTCTACTCGAAGAATCTTCTTCGGGCTGATCGTTATGATGAGGCAAAGAAGTGTATTCTTCTCTGTGCAAATTGTCACATTGACGAGCACACGAACAAGGATCTTCTGAGGAAATTTGGAATACTTCCTTGACAGAAGCGAACCCATAGGGTACAATAACCACATACAACTAAGCCTCTATAGCGCAGCTGGTAGCGCAGAAGACTTTTAATCTTTTGGTCCCAGGTTCGATCCCTGGTGGGGGCATTTAATGTAAGTCATCAAGTATCTGACTCAACTTGATGATCAAAACAAAGAGTCAATAGGAGAATTTATTATGTCTAATGTTATTTCGAAGAAGCGTCGAGTTCTGAACTATCTTGCTGCTGGCCGTGGTATCACTGCCGCTGAGGCTCGTAGTCGTTTTGGTGTGAAGAATATTCGCGCAATGATGAGCGATATTCGTACTCTTGTCGAGCGTTACGGTAACTGGGAGATCGAGACTGAGGAGACTCGCAGTGGTGGAACTCGCTACTTCATGCGTAATAGCGGCGGAAGCAAGCGCAAGTTCTGCGTCGAGTCGATGGATCAGACGGCTACGTGCAGCCGCTGATTGAGGATGGTGTTCATGGGGAGAGGCGATTAAGTTCGCCTCTTTCTTTTTCTATGATTACTTTTGAAGAAATCAAGAATTTTGCATATCCCCTCTGCCTTGAGATTCCGAGGCAGAAGAAGCATGTCTCTCTTGTATTTCATAAGAATAGGATTGTGTCTGTCGGAAGAAACTACTTCAAGACACATCCACAAGCCAAGATGCGTGGCTACATGTATGATGAGATGCATTCTGAACTGGATGCATACAGGAAGATTCCACGACATCTGAAGAACAAGAAGCTGACCCTTGTAAACATCAGGATGAATGCTGATGGTGAACTTCGCATGTCGAAGCCATGTCCGGTATGCAGCGACTGGTGTGTTGAAATTTTTGATCGAATCTATTATACTGACAATGAAGGATTGAAGAAACTGCTATGAGCCAATACCGCCTACACATCGATATTCCACTTCCATTTTCAGAGGAAGAAGCCGCAAGGAAGAGTGAACTCATTATTTCTTTGCTGAATAACATGACCTTTATTGAAAAACTTGATATTTCAGAGATTAATTACAGGCTTGGTCATGATGATGATAGGCAAAAGTCTAATTATCTGATGAAAAATGAAAACGGCCATGTGAATAACAAGAAGTCAAAGATCACATTCACAAAGGAAAATGCAGATGGATAAGAAAAGATACATCGAACTCAGTAATGATTTTTCCTTGGATCTCAAGAAATCCGAGATTGAAAAGGGATGGCATTGGTGCATGTCTTGGGATGGAATGCTTGTAGGCCCAAACATGGAAGAGTCGTTTTTTTGTTCATGCGATATCCCGGAACTTGAGAAGTGGAAGGAGTCGAAGAAAGCACGCATGATGAAGCAGGAGATGGAAGATAGAATGGATAGGCAGGAAGCTGATGCACTCAACGACCAGTTTCGAAAAACAGATGGTGAGTGACTTGACAGATTGATGCAGGAATGATATAATAGAGAAAACGCGCAGTGGGAGGTCTTGGTTATCTCAGCCCGACTTATAATCGGGTAAGACTAGGTTCGAATCCTAGACTGCGTATTATGACGCTAGAAGAGATCATAAAGACGTGTAAACCTATTCTTGGCATGAGAAGCAAGAATGGCGACACACGTTGTTTTTTTGAGGATGAAGAGAAGAAAATTTTATATGTGTTTGGTCCTTCGTCGTATGTAAGACAGGGGTTTGAAGATCAAACTCAAACAGAGTTAAGCGTCATTGAATTTGAGGGTGGTCCCTATATCTCAATTGGAGAAGAAGTTCTTTCTGGTAAATTTGCAAGATCTTTTGGATTAACATATGATCATAATATTCCACTAGTAAGTATAAATTATGATATTCAGCCAGTCGAGAAAAAGAAGAAATCAAAGAAGAAACGAAAGAATAAATAAAGTGGGAATATGGGTTGGTATTTGTATTGAATTTTCAACTTAATCGGGCGTATATTACGCTTTTTTATGCGCTAATTCGCCACTTAGGATCGTCATATAGGAAAATCAATATAAATATCAGAAAGTTCGACTCTTTCTATTCCTGTTAGTGTTTTTTAAATAAATTTGAAAGGATTAATAAAATGTCAGATAATGTAAATATCGTTCGTCTTACTACCGGTGAGGAAATCGTTTGCAATGTAACAACCATTGAGAACGGAAATCATGTTTCATATAAGCTAAAGGATGCCGCTGTTCTGATTCCAAATCCAGTGGATGGTCGTCTCATGTTTGGACGTTGGCTTCCATATGCAAAGATGCCAGAGGGAATTACAATCGATTCCAAGTTCGTTATGTTTATCACTGAGCCTTCTGAGGATCTGCGCCAGCACTACGTTACCACGATCATCAACAACCTTGCCGTACCATCCAAGAAGCTTGTAGAGCCAGTTGGTGATAATAAGCTGAAGCTTTCTATTGATTAATTAAACTTTAATAAATCATGATCAAATTCCCAGTGACAATTGGGACATAATGCAATTAAATTTTCCTCATGATTTATTATGCTTAATAATGTATTTTCGGAAAAAGATGAAATTGATTTGATATGACATACCTCAATATGTTTATTATAACCACAATTTTTACAAAATTTACTATTTTTCATCTTGTCAGTTAAACGTGCTCTCGCACGAACTAAAGAAAATGCAGACGATCTATGACCAGTGTCATAGATCGCTTCTTTTAATGTCATATCTTTAGCTGAACAGTTTTCAATAAAACATTTTTTACAATATTTTCTGCTAGATTTTATTGTAGCTTTACAAGAATCACATGTTCCTTCTGGTTTTCTTTTTGGAACTTTTTTATTATTAACTTTTGCTGCACACGATTTACTACAAAATTTTGGATTTTTTGTTTCTTTTTTACACGATATACACCTTGACATTTTTTTGAACCTCTGATATGATATATATCGTCAGATAGAAGTTCAAATATCTACGGGTGTATCGGCTCTGCCTTCTAAGCAGTAGTACCGTAATTGGATATATGCAGGTTCGATTCCTGTCACCCGTGTTAAAGGAGATAATATGCGTAATCTTAGTATTCTTTTCAGTGTTTTGTCTTTTACTGTTTTTCTGTTTGGTATGTGTCTGTGGATGATTACAAACGATAACAACATTGTTAAATTCACAGGGCTAGTGACTGTTCTTCTTCTTCTATCTTCTTCGTTCATCAATGGCTTGGCTATTCAAAGTGAAGAGGATAGGGTTATCAAGGAGAAGACAGCAGATGAGGCTTATGACTCTTTGTACCGACGATTGGATGAAGTTGAGCAGGATACATTTGACAGGATTGCAGTTTGCAATCGTGATTTTGATCATCGTATCAATTCAATCTGGAACGATGTAGAGCATCTTCGCAAGGATTCAACAAAGCGTAAGTGAGAGTTGGTTGCCATGTTTCGAACCCAGATGAATAAAATCATCTGGGTTTTTTTATTTTCCTAAATACATCAGATGATAGAATTGCATTTCAAATACGATTTCAATACTTTCGGGGCAAAGCCAAAGAGAGATATTGAAAAAATCGACCAGGTGAAAATACAATTCTATGGAGTATCTGACCACACTGTGGAACTAGTGATATCATGTCCAGATGAGTCAACAGCAGATAAAGTAAAATATTTTTTTGCTGTGGCTTACGAGATTCTTCCAAAAAAGATAACTAAGAACTGAACAATCTATTTATTGTTGATGATATTGAAAGTGATTGGCCACTTCTTATAGCTGTTAGTGTAGCTATATTTGCATTTGCTTTAGCTGTTGTCACAAAATTTTGAATATTGCTTTGTATTTCGCTGCAAAACTGTCCTGGAGTAAAAATAGTTGTTATTTTTCTACTTGGACTTTCTCGTAATTTTGCCTGCAATTCGGTTTGATTGTCAATGCAAATAACGATTGCTTCATCTGAGTAGATATCACACTTACCCAACGCAGTGTTATCATAATTTAATTGAATTTTACCATTATTATTTTGGTAAAGAGTAATTAATATTGGAGTTCCAATGTTATTTGTATCTTCAAGTTCTCCAAATACAGTTATTGTTTCTTTTCCTTCATTATCGGATTCTATAGAATCTATTTTATATTTTATATCGTTGTTTTGAATTGAGATAAAATCTCCAGGATATGCTCCAACATAACTAAATGAGTTTTTTGTATTTTTTCCAAGATGGTTGTATATTTTTGATTTGACTATTTTTTGTTCATCCTGATCAATCACGCTAAATTCTATGGAAGGTGATCCCATAAAATATTCTTTATCGTATCTTGGAAGTTTTTGGTTATATGAATTTATACTGGTTACATTTGCAAATACTATTTTTTCTACAATTTTTTTGAAAACAAATGTTCCACCCAAATCATAAGTTGATGGTGCTGTGTTTATGTTTTTCCATTTTGCATTTGAAATTGTAAACGAATAATCTGTGTCTAGCAATTTAAAGAAACTTTCAATATCTGATTTTTCTTCATTATTTTTATAATCTGAAAAATCTATCATACATTTAGTATAATTATCGTAAAATATTATATTTGGAGTTACAATTATATTTCTATTGATTGTATTTTTTTGGATGTCAAGTTTTTCTGTTTGAATGCCATAGAATATTCCAGATCTCACTGGAACTAGTTCATTTTCTTCTCCTCTGCTTCTAGACTTACTTTTATTGTAAGATGATCTTGATGCCATTTTAAGATGCCAGATATGCTATTTTTTGACTTGCGGAATCAGATCTTGCATATATTTTATTTACATTATCTATTTCTATGAATAATGATTCTCCAGGTTCAAGTGGAAATCCGGAAGATGGTGCAGCGGTTAGTGTGTTAGATCCAACATATACTGTATCAGTATTAGTCAGTGGTGCTTTAACATGAACTCCTATTTTAATTACGGTAGTTGAGGAAATTGCTGCTGCATTTGCAGTTAAATCTTTAGTACCATTTACCATTCTAGCTGGTTTAACTATTTCAGTAACTTTAGACTGAATAATATTATTTGTCAATCTTTCATTTATGGTTGATAATACAGCTGTATTATTTTTTACCGTTATTAAATTGGAAATTAATGGTTTTGTTGTTGATTCTAAGGAGTCTATAAGTGCTGTATCATCAATTTCAATCGCTCCAGTTATTGAGACTGGAACTGCTGTAATTGCTCCAATTTCTACTGCACCACCAGCAAGTTTTCCTTGAATTATAACAGCTGCATCTGTTGTAACCCCACTACCACACACTTTAAGTGGAAGACCATACCCATTTGTTACACCAACGACAGGATTTATACTGATTGTTGCTGTTATTCCAGCACCAACTATATTTACATTTAATGCATCTCCAGAATGGCCAATAGTTGTGCCATCAGCAGCATATAATTTAGTTAAAACTTTTCCGCCTAAATCAGATCCCCATACAGCAACAGAGTTTGATGCTGCTGAAAGAGCCATTCCCCCCGATAAACCGACTGTTCCAACAATGGTTACACTATCGGTTGCACTTGATAGTATTCTACCACCTGTAACTCCAATTAAAACACCATTGGTAACACCATGAACATTCAGATTTTGATTTAATCTAACTGTTCCAGTTACACCCAATAGAATTCCATTGGTTGCACCTTGAACAAAACCAGTCACTTGAACTGGTTGATATGTCATTGTCGATCCAGATGCAGGACCACCAACTATCAAATAACTATTTGGGGTATTTCTTACTGGAAACGCTCCACCAGTTCCATTTATAGTTCCAGTAATTCCAATCAAAGCAGATCCGGTTGTCCCGTATAAATAGATTGGTAGGGGATTTGTTTCACTTACTCTATTTGTTGTGGAATCAGTTCCCCATGCTAATTTTGCCAATTGAACATGTGCTAAGGAAAGCCCGGTTCCACTAGTACCATAATCAGTAGCCAAAATAGCGGTTCCGTCGCTAGTAGTAATTGAAATATTACTTGTAATATCGTCTGCCATGATTATCCTTTATTTTTATATATAAGTTAAAAAGTGATCTAAATTTATGCTACCACTATTGACAAAAGAAGAATTTTGCAAAAATGTTGAAAATGTTGTTCTTGCTAAAAACTATTCATATATTGATGCCGTACTAAAAATACAAGAGGAACATGGTCTTGACTATTCTTTTGTATCAAAATTGATATCCCAACCACTCAGAGAAAAATTAGAAAAAGAGGGGATGGATCTTAATTTAATAAAAAAAGGAAAAAGCACTCTTCCGTTCGCTTGACGAAGAGGGGTGCTTCTGCTAAAATAACAAAGCGGGGAGTTCCCGTAACTAAGAAAGGTCTGGGTAGATCCCAGAGGAGAAAAAAATGAGTTTTAAGGACTTTAAGAATCGTTCAAAGAACAGTATCAATGATTTGGTGAAGAAGCTTGAGGATGGAACCAAGAAGGATTACAAGGATGATCGTTTTTGGCGACCTGAGCAGGATAAGCAGGGAAATGGCTTTGCCGTTATTCGATTTCTTCCAGAGATCAATGGGGAGGATTGTCCGTGGGTAAAGGTATATTCACATGCATTCCAGGGAATGGGTGGATGGTATATTGAGAATTCTCTGACCACTCTTAACCAGAAGGATCCCGTCAGTGAGCTCAATAGTGAACTGTGGAACACTGGCTCGGAGGAAGATAAGAATATCGCTCGCTCGCGCAAGCGCAAGACCACGTATATTTCAAATATCCTTGTGGTGAAGGATGAGGCAAATCCTCAGAATGAAGGCAAGGTCTTCCTATACAAGTATGGCACTAAGATCTTCGATAAGATTCAGG